ACGATGTCACCAATCGTCTTATATGTACAGTTTGCACTTTTGATTTTATCTGCAACGGTTGAGTATGGTGTAAGCGTTGATGTTCCGCTTTCGATATTTGACGAATCGTATTTAGTTGCAAGAAGCTGGTCCGTTTCTTCTGATGAGTAGGCTTCGTTTGCGTCGTAATAGAAATCGTTCAGATATTTAACGCTCGGATAATTAGCGCTGCTGTCTGTAATGTCCGTTTTGGAGCTCACTTTGTTTGAATTGTCTTCTTTTGGTTTAAGTGCATTGGCTACGTCTGTTGCGTTTGCCTTGCATGTAAGAGCTTTCTCTGCCGTCTGCATTCGTGCTGATAACTGACTGACCGTGCTTTTATCAGCTTTGTCAGAAACAGACGAATCAATCCCGTTAAGCCTTGCTCCAAGTGAATTATGACCGCCTCTTGCTGTGGCAACCTCTCGGCTGATTTCGGCAAAACTGCCAGCACTTTCGCTATCTATCTTGCTGTTCTCAGCGAGGCTCGGTGTGACTTTAACTTTTAAGGTCAGCGGAGTATTTAACACCTGCGTTTCGCCATTTGCAATCTTAATTTCGATTGCCAAGAAGCCCGACATAGACTTGAAATTTTCGAGCGGAACAGTAATAACATCCGCTGTGCTGTTCAGTGTGCAAGCGACTGAATCTGAAATTAAATATCCGTCCGTCGCAAAGGTTGCAGTTACTGTGCAGTCTGCAAAGGTCAATTTTTCACCGCTGGCCGTCAACATTACATCGAGATAGCGGACTGCTTTGTCATTTACATTTGCAATTGCAACAATATTCGGTGCGTTGCGGTCATTTACATCAATTGTAATTGATTTATGTTTTATGCTAATTGCCATTATCTTCTAAACCTCCTTTGAATTTTGAGCAAATCAGACATTGATATACTTAAGTCGCCGATTGTAATTTCTTTGTATTTCTGAGATACACTATCGTAGACCGTTTTTGAAATTCTTCGGTTCAAATTCGTGCCGTCTGGCATTACAACCGTCACTTCGTCATAAAGTTTGATTGCGTGCATTTTAGTGAGCTCGTTTTCAAGAGTTACCCTTATACTCAGGGTTTCCGATGTTTGTTCCGTCGAATAGTTATAATCAGCAACAGCATTACGCAAAGCATCTCTGACTTCTTCGTAGTTTTCACCGGTGCTTGGATTTAATGTGTATTTTTTGATTTTGGTTGTACAGTCATACAAATATGTGTTTTTTATGTTCCGTTTTAGCCCTGTTTCATATGGCTCAGGGCTTGATACGAAAACTTCTTTATTGTCCGTGGTGTTGCATCGTGCGTAAGGCATAACATGTGTATAGTAATTGCCGATTTCAGCAGTCTGCTTATAATCTGACACATTAGTGCCAAAAGCAATTCGATAGCCACTTTTCGCACCTGCTGTGGTGATTTTTTCAAAATGAATATCAAAATTATCAAAAAACAAAACACCGCCAAACTGATTTATCAACCCTTCATCATCGTCTTTGAAGATATCTTCAAACTTTACTGCCTGTGAATAGCCTAGGTAGATTCTTTTCTTGACTGTGATTGATGAGCTGAAACTGAACCACTTATATGGGGCCTCCGTAAACCACATATACAGAGGCTTACCTACTTGGCTGTAATCTCGCATATAGTGGTCAATAAGTTCTTTCGGCGTGCCATACATCGAACCGTCTGTCGCACGAGGAATTGTTCCGTTTTGGAAAAACATTCTTGACACATGTTCGCCCGATACGGTCAAATCACCGTTTTTATCGACCTCTATTTTGGTTACATAAAAGTACTGTGGCTCGGACACATTATTTACTTTTGCTTTAATATATGAGGTTATTTTAATTTTCGGCGCGAGCTTATCTGTGCTTTTAATCTTTGCGCTAAAGCTGTATGTGCCATTTTGCTCCATTGTCACCAAGAACTCGGTACATTCGGACAAAAAGCCGAAGCCGTTAGATTCAAACAATGGTGTTGAATTTTTGTAATAGTCAGCAATGTTGTACAAGATAGGGTACATTACAATCTCCTCCAATTCGGCTTAATTTCAATATCGGTAAACGCATTTGCGCTTTTTCCTGAGAGTTTTATTTTATTCCAACCGGGCAAAAGCTTTGGAAACTCTGTACAACTTATGCAATTGTTCGCTAAACTCGTGCCGTTGTTGAAAGAAGCGGACTGCTGTTCGGAATCAAGTTCAATATAATCCTTATCCGATGATGTTTTAACCGTTAAAGTTTGACTATCATTAACCGTCAGCATCAACGGATTAACTTTTGCGCCTTTGTTGATGATTTTTATTAAGGGTTCTGATGTGTAATTTTCAGGGTTGTAAATTTTAATTTCTGCGTTTTGCGTCGAAGTTAATTTCGGTCTGATAATTTCCTGTCCCAGGTCACTATACCAAAACGGTTCTCGACTAAAATTTATAGTTGTTGACAAGCAAAGAGGAGCAACCTCTTCTATTGGCTCAATTCCTGTGCAAATCGCTTTTGTAAAATAGCCGGGATTGTATGTGTCCCTAAAGATTTTATATTTGCCGTCCCAAACGGTAAGCCACTCAGCAAACGCTCTTACAAGCTCTGCATTGCTTTCATTCGGAACAATGTATGGATAACTGTTGACCTCGAACGGCATTTCAACATTATCGAAAACACCATTGTCAGAAATCACTCCGCCGTTTTTGCCATAAACAGAAGTAAAATCGAAGTTACGCTTTGCAATTTGATATTTGGGCGCAGTGGCTATAAAAAAGCCTAATGTCCTTAAATCGGTGCCGTTGTATGTAAAACTATGCCTCATCTTTAACCTCCCCATTTCGACGCTTCACCGTCAAGCGTTTGCACAATTGCAGTCGATACGCGGCGGTTAAAATCATCAACATCCATATCATTATTGATATTGACATCGCCTGTAAATTGAATCGCAATCGTAGGTGAATTTGTAACAGCTTTCAACATTTGACCGTTTACTGTCGCATTTTGGCTTTGCGTGCGAATGTCTGCAAATTTATTGTTCACCGCTCCAATTGGATTACATTCAACCGCTGACAAGGCCCTTGAGGTTAAAGACCTTACCGTCTTTTGTGTTTCGGCAATTTCATCGGCGATTCCAAGACGATAACCCTCGCCGAAGTAAGCTCCAAGTTTCCTCGTCTTTTTTGATGGTGAGTGTGAATCCTGTGCATTTGCAAGAGAAATAAGACCTGTCTCTGCGAGTTGTCTAGCCTGCCTATTCGTTTCCGCGTGAAGACTTCCTGTAGGTCCGCCCTCGCTCAAGCCTTTAATATAGCCCTGAGTAAAATCCTTACCTTTTTGATAGCCTTTGTTGTAACTCTCTGAAAGACTGTTTTCGGCTTTGCTGAGAACCTTTTTGCCTGACTTATCAACTTTATCAAGGGCATCTTCATTTTTCATACCATCACTTACGCCCTCAGTGCCGTTTTTGCCTGCAGTTTCGCCGTTGCCTTCAAGTTTATTGAGTTCACCGGTTGCTTTATTAACAAGCTCTTTTGCATTATCAACCATTTTTTGGGTTACGCCCGGCTGATTTTCGTCCATTGCAGTTTTTAGCAGTTCATAGTTTGCGGTAAAGTTTGCAAGCTGGTTTTCGAGGCTTTCTCTTGAACCTGTTTCGGCATCAATAAAACCGTTTTTGATTTTCTGCTGTTGAGCATTAATCTCGTCAGCTTTTCCCGTAGCGATTGCGGCAACCGTGCCGTACATATCATTGTACTTAGCAAGTTCAATTTCTGCCCTTTCCTGCAATTCTTCGGCTTCTTCAACTTGGTCTTTTGTGACACCTTCAACACCGTCTTTGTATGCTGTCCTTAAATTCTCGGCATTTGTCCTAAAATCATTGACCTGCTGTTCAAGAGCGTCTTTGTTACCAGTTGTATAAGTAACAATGTTATTAGACAAGTCCAACATTGCGGCTTTAATTTCTTCGGTGTTGCCTTTAGCGTTTGCCGCTGTGAGATTCTCATAATTTTGTATTGTGGTGTTATAATCAACTACTTTTTTCTGATATTCTTTATACTTGCCATCTGCTTTGTCAAACTCTATTTGTTTAGCCTTTAAATTGTTTTTAGCTTCATTTTGCGCCTCGCTGTAAGCTCTTCCGACGGATTTTGATAAATCTTCAAAATGTTTATACATATTTTCGCCGTTTTGAAAATCTTTGAGTATTTTTTGGTAATATTGCTGAGATATTTTGCCGTTTTCAAAACCCCAGCCTGCATATTTCAAAGCCGTTTGACCTGGCGAAAGTCCAGTGACACTCATTTGTGTAACTTTTGCCTTAGCTAAACCTACATCTTTTTGTGCACTTTTTTTTGCTACATAACCATTTGTAACATCATTTTTTGCGCTTTTTAAGCCTGACACAGCAGTTTGATAGGGCTCTTCAAGTGCCGACAACATTGCAAGCGCTTTTTTTGATTCAAGTGCCTCATCAATTGAGCCTTTAAGGTCTTTATAGGACTGAATAACATTGCCGTTCCAAGTGATTTCATCGCCTGTAACTCGGCTCAATTCATTGGTAATAAATTTTGCTCTATCCTCGTAGCCTTTTTTGACTTTGCCGTTTTGATTTACAATGCCTTGCAATTCGCCCCACAAATCGTCATAATATTGAAATTCACTTTCAACCTCTGATACCGCATCTTTTTTGCTCTGCACATATTCATCGTTGGCATCTTTCAGCTCTTTGATTTCTTCTTTTGCTTTTTCCTGAGCTTCGTTAAGTTCTTCTTGGGATTGTTTTGCACTGTCGTTAGCCTCTGAAAATGCCCAAATTTCGCCTATAGCACCAACAACTAAACCTGCAACTAATCCCCACAAATTTGCTTTTTGAGCAGTGTTAAGTCCCTCTTGTGAGATTTTAGCGGCATCTGTTGCCGCTTTCAAAGACTTGTAAGCTCCCCACAGATTTTTGATTTCTGTAACTATTTTAGTGGCCTTTTTACCCGACCAAATAGCAGTAGTTAAAACACCAATCTGTTTTAGCGTTGGAATAATATCATCTGTATGCCTGCTCGCAAATTTACAAAGTTTTTTTACCTCGGGGAATAATGATTTGCTGATAGGATTAATGACATCAGTTTGCACCGTTCTGCCAAGGCTTGCCCAATCGGCTTCAACATCATCGTATTTGATGTCTTTAATCTTTTTCATGGTATTTTTGGTCTTGTCAGCAAAGCCATTAACTTTCATTAAGGCTTTTACGCCGTCGATTCCCAAATCTTCCCACATCGTACCGAAGAGGTCAACGCCTGCCTGATTCTGCTTGACCTTATCGTCCATCTCAAAAAGAGCCTTTAAGACTTCTGATGTTGCTGATTTTGCGCTGTCTCCGCCTTTTGCAAATCTTGCCTGCAAATTCTCAATACTGCCTTTTGCGCCTTTGCCTGCTGATTCGAGATTTGCAAGATTTTCTTTAGCAGCTTTTAGCGCCCCTGAATATTGTTCAATTTTATCGGCATTTTTTTGTTTCGTTAATTCACTTGTTGATTCGTTAAAGCCTTTTTGCTCCTCTTTTGCATAGTAAAGATTTTTTTCGAGCTTTGCGACTTCATCTTTGGCTTTTTGAATGTCCTCAGCTGAGGCTTTTGCGCCGTAGCCGAGAAGAGCAAATCCCTCCTGCGTACTCGAGGCTGTGTCCTTAGAGCGGATGCCAAATTCTTTCATCGCATCGCCGAGCTTGTCGATACTGAAAGTACCTGCTTTAGAGCCATTTTCAAGCGAGTTAAAAAACTCGTTCGCATCGTAGCCGAGTTGCTTGTAATGTACGGAGTATTCGTTGATTGTGTCGAGCAAATCTCCGTTTTTATTCAGACCTTTTTGACTGCCCTGAGCAATAAGATTAAACGCTTCATCGCCTGTTACACCGAACTGTTCCATAAGCATGTTCGCCGCTCTTAGCGTTTCGACGAAGTCATAATCATAGGCATCTCTTAAAGTAAAGAGATTTTCGGTCATATCCTTGAGCTTGCTTGGATTTGTTTCGTTAGTTGTTTGCTTAATCAAAGCAAGAACATTCGCAACTTCTTCCTGAGATTCGCCGAAATTCCCTTTGTAAACATCTTCAAGGACATCTTTGTACTTTGTCATCTCCTCGGCGGTCAAGCCTGCTTGTGCCTGCAAAGAGTTTAGCGCCTTTTGTTCGCCGTTTGCGCTTACAATTGCGCCTGTAACAGCTCCGCCAATTGCCGTTGCTGTAGCAGTAGCTTCTTTTAAGGCATCGCCAACAGCAGATTTAAGGTTGTCAGCTGAGGATTTAACCTCATCCATTTCTTTCTTGACCTTGGATAAATCAGTTTTATTCGACTTATTTTCAAGGTTTTCAACCCCATTGGCGACTTTATCAAATTCGTCTCTTGTCTTGTCGAGTTGTTCGTTAAATGAGTTAAGTTTGCTTTTGGTTTTTTCAACTTCACGCTGATAAGCTCTGTACTGTTCCGTCGAAATTTCGCCGTTTTTTGCCTGTTCTTCAACCTGATTTTGTACCTCAAGCAAGCGGTCAAGAGCAGATTTGCTGTTTTCGATTTGTTCTTTTAATACTTCTTGCTTTTGGGCAAGCAAAACAGTGTTTTCAGGATCAAACTTTAATTGTCTGTTAACAGCCGACAATTCGCTCTGTAGGCTCGCCGATGAGGACTGTACAGCTTTTAAGGATTTCTGTAAATCTATTGTGTCACCGGCAATTTTGACGGTAATACCCTTAATTGTAGATGCCATATCTATCCTCCAACTTTTTGTATCTGTTCATAAACTCGCTATACTGCTCTTCCGAAATTTCTTTGTTTTCAAATCTTTCTGTAACGAAAGGCAATACAGATTTCATTTTCTGATATTTTTCTTCATCTTCGTGAATGTTTTTATTGTTTTGTAATGCAAAATAGGTTTCCACATAATCAATTACAAAACCTATTGTAAATCTTTGTAAATCTGCGACAGTCAGACCACACCTGACGGCATAGGATAAGATTTCCTTTGCCGTCAGGAAAGTTCCGTTTAGGTCGCTGTCGCTGTCACTTTTGGGCTGTCGCCCTTAAGGCTGTCAACGATGAGTTCGATAATTGTGTCAGTCGCCGAAATAGCGTCTTTAATGCTCACATCTCTTGACCAAGTCTTAAAGTTTGAAATTGTATCGTCTGCCGTTTTTGCCGCTGCCCACAAAAGCTTTACGGCAGAACCGAACTTTACATCGTTAAGATTTTTAACCAGAACACGGTCGGCATCACGCAGAAAGCTGTGGCCTTTGAATGTGTCCTCGTAGATGAGCATTGTATATGCCGTAACCTCAACCTCAACATCTTTACCATTAATAACAACTGTGTCTTTCATGCTTTAACCTACTTTTAAAATTATACTGTTCCGGGATTTGACTTAACAGTCGGCACTACAACGCTTTCGGGCAGAGTGTCCGCATATGATGTGTAGCGCACAAAGTCATTGTCAGGGCGTGGCTTTGCTGTAACCGTAAAGGTCGGGAACTGTGGATCGAAATTGCCTTCTGATGTCTTGTCGTTCCGGCTTGCCCTTGCAGCTACGCAGTCAAAATATGTGTCAATCTCGTAGAGTTTGTCACCTTTGTATGTTTCCTTTGCAGCGAGGAGGGCAAATCTCGGCATTACTTTGATACCGCCCTTTTCGATGATACCGCCCTCTGTAGCTTCATCATTGCCGAACCAATCTTTTTCGATGTCGTCGACTGCTGAAATAAGCTCAAGACTGATTGTATAACCGCCGTTTGCACTCGCTACAATAATAGGCAAGCCGTCAGCGTAAATTGTGTTCGAATCGCCGATAGGTTCAGCACCGATGCTTCTGCCGCCTGCCTTATCAGACTTAAACCACACGGGCTTACCGTATGTGATTTCGCCTGTGCTGCTTTCTGTCAGCACAGCATAACCAACTTTTCTAATAGTTTTGTTCATTAATAAACACTCCTTATGTTTTTAAATTCTTTTTATACCGCTCAAATCACCGCCGCCAAAAGCTTCCGATGATTTAATGAGCTTTTTTATTCCGGTTTCAAATTCGCCGTGAATTTTCTCTGTTGCCGGAGCAATATGCACCTTCGGTTGTACCGTTCCGCCTTTTTGGCCCCTCTTTTTACGAGTTTTTTCGAGGAGGTGTGTAAGCCGGTACTCAGGCTTAGCGGCATACACCGTTTTTTCATAGAATCGAAATGTTTCGTTTGTGACCTTTATCCTAAACGATTTGCGATATTTTTTTCTTCTGCCGACAGGTGCATTTTTCTTGATTTCGTTTTTGAGCTCTTCTGATTTTTCGTCAACCAACAACCGCACGCCCATTTGGATATCAGCTGAATAGGTTGACAGTTCTTTCGACAGGGCATCTCCGAGACGGTCGATACCGACTTTTTTGTAATTACTCATCGAAAATCACGCCCAAAGTGTAATAACTTACACAAAGTTTATTCGTTATGTCCCACGCTCGGTTCGGCTTTTTCCAACCTAAGCCGTTTTCGTTGAGCCACTCCTCAAACTTCGTCTCGCTCTTGTGGTCGTCTTTTGCCGTATAGAGTTCTATGATGATTTTTGCATTTTTCCAAAGTATTTCACCGTCTGCGTAAATGCCTGTTTCCTCGTCTTTAAAGTAAACAAGATAGGGAGCAGGGGTTGATTTGTTGTAATCTGCCTCAACGCATTTAATGCTACAAGACTTAATAAGTTCGACAAATTCATCGTAATTTTTAAAATACATCTTCTGCACCGCCCTCATACAGTCCCCTCTGCGACAGGCTCACAATCGAGCAAGGGGGATTTTTGCTTTTATCGTGCTGAATTTGTTCAATCTTGAACCTTGTGCCGTCAATGATGACCGCCAGATCCGTTCTCAAGGTTTCATCTTTGTGGATATGGATAACCTTTGACAGTTCAATATCGTTCTGCTTTGCTCCGTAAAACCGAGTTACACCGATTTTTTCATTACCAAAGCGATACTTTTTCAAGCTATCGGCAATAATATCGTCGTTTTCGTCGGTTTCATAGATTTTCGCAAGTCCGTCGTTGAATGTCAAAAAATCAATGTTATTCTTCAGTATCATACATTCGCACCTCATATTCCTGCCTTAATTTCAGAATTTCGCTTTCAAAATTATGGTCGAACATTTCAACAGCATTTGAGTAAGCGTATCTACAATAGTCAAACAACAAACTTCTTGCCCTTGTTGCTCGCTCAAAATCCTCATCAGTAAGCAGAGGATTATAATCGCGGAGGTGCTGTTTTCCATTGGCTATAATCAGTTCAATTTTCGACTTTGTGCCTTCATCTGTTTCAATGTGTTCGCGGTCGAAATCAAGCATATTAACTATATCGTTCATGATTCCCATTGTTCAACACCTCCGTGATAAATTAAACTGTTGTTGCCTGATTGAGAGTTACTTTAATTTCAGCAGGATTGAGCGCCGAAATGTCGAGCTTGATAAAATCGTTTGTGTGGAGCGAAAAACCTGTTGCATAAGCCTTAATAAGATAAACTCTGTTATCCTCGATAAACTGATACTGGTCAGAGTAATCAAGCTTACCTTCCTTGCCTGTTGAGAGGCAGGCTTTATATCTTGAGAGCTGACCAATAACAGCAATACCTTCTGTGACCATTTCTGACGGATAAACATTCGTCGGGAAGGGGAAGAGGTTGTTTTTGTACGAGCCGTCGGTTGCAAGCACCGTAGTCGCAGGAATAATCTTCGTGAGATAGTCAACAGGATTAACGATGAGGTCAACCGATGTGATGTTGTTTGTCTTACCACCCTTGCCTTTTGCAAGCTTTGCGACAACATCCATATATGACTTCACATCAAGACTTGTGAGCTTTGTTGCTGTCTTTTCGGTGTAAGCGTTCGCTTTTACTGCTCCTTCCGGATCTTTGAGCATACCGATAGGTTTGCCGTTACCGTCACCGTTGATGAAGCCGTCCTCAAATGCGTATGCAAGTGCATCAGCGAGGATTCTGCGGACATATGCGTCAATGTATGTAGCTCCGAGGTCAAGCATATCCTTCGGAACAGGAACGAAGGCGCTTACTTTTGAGGTTGAGAAGTCCTTTTCCTGAATTGTGCCTGTAAGCTCCTGTGTAATTTTGGAATTTAGTGCGCCCCAGGCAGCAAGCTGTTTTGTGTCTGTCGCAAAGATTGCCTTAACAGAGCCGTATGTGTTTTCGATGCCGATTGCATCGAGCAGAGGATGATTGCTTGTAATATCCTCAAGCACTGTGTCAAGGATTGTCTGCGGAATTGTAACATCAAGACCTGTGAGAGCCTGCTTAACATCGGCAGATTTTGCCGCTGTTACAAAATTGTTGTAGAACTTCTGCTCTGCCGATGTAAGCTGTCTGAATCCTCTCTTTGCAAGGATTGTGTTGTCGGCAGTTTCACCGATTTCCTGCGCTACCTCGATAATTGACTGCTGAATGCTGTCAGCGTAGGCATTGAGTGCATCGGTCATTTTTGCTTCGTCTTTTGAATCAATGGCAGTTTTCAAGTTCTGCGCAAACTTTGCTTTTGCGTTTTTAATCGCATCAAGATTCTTCATTTTTTAATCTCCTTTATAAATAATTTTTGTTTTTGAAATACTCTTCAATAAAGCCAAAACTATCCTTTTCTTCGGGATCTTTCAGTTTTGGCTCGGGTGGTGTCTGCGGTTCAGGCTTTGTGCCAAGCATTTTTGCAAGCTCTGCCGCTGCCTGCTTTGCTTTCGGGTTTTTCTTTTGCTGTGCATCGTCAACAATCTCTTTTGATTCGGTTAAGTCAACCGGATCAAGAATTTCGTCACACAAGCCGATATTGAAGGCTTCCTCTGCCGTCAAAAATGTTTCAGCATCAAGAAGCGGCTCGAGGGTTTCTCTCGTGAGCTTATCGCCTGCGTGTACAAGGTAAGAATTTGTGCTTGCTTCACTGATCTTGTCAAGCTGAGCCGCAAATTCTCTATGCTCTTTTGCATTGCCGTAACAACCGCCGATCGCATGATGAATCATCATTGTTGTGTTTGACGGCATTACAATCTTGTCTGCCGCCATTGCGACAACAGAAGCAATTGAACACGCCATACCGTCAATGTATGCAGTGACCGGCACACTCTGCCGTTTGAGCAAATTGTAAATTGACACGCCCTCGTCGACATAACCGCCGAGTGAGTTAATGTAGAGTTCAATGCCTTCAATTTCGCCTGCTTTTTCAATCGCCTTGCGAATATATTCAGCGCTTGTCTTGGATTCTACAAGGTCGCCCCAAATATTCAAGCAACTCGGCTCGATTTCGCCATAAAGATATATCTGCAAGACACTCTGATTTTCAGCAATCTGCTTGATGTTGTAATTTCTGCTTTTCATTTATTCACCACCCTTCAAAGCATTTGCTATTGTTTGGTAATTTTTAGTAATGTAATATGTATGCGCCCAAGCCTCTGAGCAAGGGAGCATGTTGCAATATTTTTGAGCCTGCGCAGGTGTCAGTACACCGCTGGCAATTGACTTATCGAGATTGTTCGCCTGACTGATTGCGTCAATATGTCTGACTGTCGTTGTGTCAATCAAGAGATAATTACCTTTACTAAATTCGGTAGCGCCGAATCTCTTTTTTGTAATCTCTTGCTCAAACATATTTGCAATCGGATCAATTGCGTTTCCGATAGCACAATCCAGTGCATCAGACAATTGCGAAGCTTCACCGCTCAAAATTGCCGGCGGAATGTGCAAAGCGTTGCCGACAATCGTGTACGCCTCAGTTTTTAACTTCTGAATATCGTTAATCTCGCTGTTCGTAGTCTTTCCGGCATCGGTTGACGGCTCGGTGTAGTGCATGCCTTTGTACAGAGGCATAACAGCGTTCTTATTCGCGTAAAACGCTTTAAACTGCTTTGCCAAAACTTTGTTGTAAGTTTCAGCGAAGTTTTCGTCGCCGAAGCTGTAATTATCCATCTCTAAGATGCCTTTGTGACCGACCGCCTTATTATATCTTTCCTGAGCCGATAGCATTAATTGCTCATATGTATTGCACATATCGGCCAATAAGCCGTTAAGAGCAAAGTTGTTATATCTGAGGTAAATTACCTCACTTTCAGGAAAAATGCGCTGATATGTAAAATTTCGGCAAGTAACGCCGCTGAATGTGTCGTCAATCAAAGCGTGTTCCGTTCTCGAAAAGCTATCAGCAATCATAAGCTGATTATCGGCAGTTTCAACAATTAAAAGCTCGTTGTCAAAAATCAACTTCGCAACAGCCTGCGTAAAAAACTCAATTTTGGTTTGATGCTTATTTGGCGAATAGTTCCACAAATAGTATTCAGCTTTGCGACTTTCTCGGTTATTGCTTACCGTCACAAATTCGCACTTTGCCAAACTTCGAGCAATAAAATCAATCGCCGTAAATAAGGCGAGTTCCGTCAGGTGAAACCTCTGTTCATCAACTGTTGAGCCATCCTCGCTAAATTCCGCTGCAACGGCATCTTTTTTAAAGAGATTTTTCACCACCCAGTTTATTAGTTTCATTTTTTCACCTGCCTTTTAGAATACAATTGCATTGAAACAATTCTCAATTTCATCAACCGTCATCGGCTGATTTTGTTTCAGCAAATCAAGCTGTGTATATGCGGCGACGAACGCCATAAATCCGTCTGTTTTTCGTGATTTTGGCTCAATCTTTCCGTATATGATATTGCCGCTTTTATCCTCAACGGCAGAAGTGTTGTTTGTGTACCAACGCATAAGTGCCGAATCTCCCCAAACAATACGATGATTAGCGAAATCCGAAGCAATCAGAGGAGCGACAAGCATTTTATCCGACGGCCTTACAAGTTTTAGATTGTTTCGCCCTTTACGGTCACATTCAAAACCTAACTGCATTAACGGCTCTTTTAAAAGCGTGTATCGGTAATTATCCAAAGCTCCTCCGACAATGTTGTAATGTTCTTTCTGTTCTCTCAACCAGTCGGTGACGATTTCAGGGGGGATTTCCACCCCGTCAACCCTTTGCAAATCCGGCTGATGAGCGTATGGAAATTTAATTCGCCCAAGGTCTGAGGACTGCGAGCAATACCACGAAAATGGCTTCCATACGATTTCACTGTTGATCAAGAACATTAAACCTATTCCCAAAAAGTCAGTAGTTTTTGTGTAGTCAATGCCAAAAACACACGGCTTACCTTCAAGGTCGGGGAGAGGTCTGTTTGTTGCTTTGACATTGTCCCACGAAGTTACAGGATTTGCTTCCGTTCCCTGTGGACGGTTCATTCTTTTCGTCATGAATGAAGAGTTATTATTCGGATCAATTTTCCAATTCTCATATTCCTTCCGAAGTTCCCGAAGTAAGTTTGGAAAATACTGCAAGCTCGGGTTCGCTTCGTACCAATTTTGCTCGTCATGGACCTCTTTGTCATCGTTCAAACGGCAAATAAAATAAAGCGTGCCGTTGTCAGGCGCATCGCCGTTTAAGACTTCAAGGCCTCTCGCAAACTCTTGGTCAAGCGGACCGTCTCTTACATATCCCATTGTTGTGGTTGTCGTAGTTCTCGGAAGTGGCTTTTTTCCTAAACCGGTGACAAACACGTCAATAAGCTTGTAATTTTCATATGCGTGTTTCTCATCAAAATCAACCTTACCCGGTCTACCGCCGTCTTTCGTTTTGCTGTTCGATGTTCTGTATCTGATTGTTGAATTTGTTTTTATATTTACAATTTCGGTTTTATTCCACTTAAAATGCCGCTGCATTTTGGTTGAATTGTTTTCCAAAATTTCGTAAATGTCGTTAAAGCTTGTTTTTGCTTGTTCTTCCGAAGTCGCACAAATGTCAATGTCGTAGTTTTTTACACCGTTTACCGGCGTTATAAGTGCAAAATCCTCAAAAGCTAAATAGCCGTTCTTACCTGAGCCTCTTCCAACAATAAGCACAAGGTCGGGAAAGCGTAAGACGCAGGGAGCTGAATATGTACAATTATGCAATGCAAAACAAAATTTTTCCCATGCGAAAAGTTCATAAGGAAAATATTTCTGCAAAGATAAATACTTTTCAAGCTGTTCTTCGTCAACATAAATTTCTTCATTCTCAAAGACATTTTCGACAAATTTTATCAGCTGAATTTGTTCACGACAGACACGATATTTACCGCTTTTAACAAGGTCTATATACTCATCTATGACTTTACAGTTCGTCATCAGATTCACTCTCAACTTTGTCAATTGACAACCCCATTTGTGAGAGAATCGCTAAGCGCTGTTTGTTGTACATTACGGCATTTTTTACTGAAGGGTTGTCCTTCATGTACTCTTTACCTGTGGCACTGATAGCTTTGTATGTCAAGCCGTTTTTGTGTATGTCCGCCTGCATTTTACGCTCAAGCTTCGTGCAAAAAATATAGCTGTCAATTAAATCTCTATAGACTTCAATGTTTGCCCCCTTCAAAGTCAGTTGCTCAATTAAGCTGTCTTTGATTTCTGCAATTTTAATTTGTGCCATTTATACTACTCCTCTCTCAAAAATTTCTCGTGTGCGTGCGCGAGACCAAACTGTCGTGCCTTTACACCGTTATCCGTAAGCCTCGGAATTTTTCAATTTTTTACCCGGGGGTATGTTTTTTTGACTACCACCTCTCAGCAAACTCATCTTTCAATTTTTTCGGCTCGTATTTGTGGTGCTCTCTGTAGTGGCAGTCCTTGCAAAGGCACTCAAGATTGTTGATATCAAGAGCAAGGTCAGGCCTTGCTTTGAGATACAGTTTGTGATGTACTGCCTCGCAAGGGCTGTACTTACCCACAGCACGACAGCGTTCACATTCGTAATGTTCTTTTGCTTTTTTTGCATCTCTAACTCTTTGCCAATCAGCAGTTAAATAAAACCTATATGCCTTGCCCTCACGGATTTGACGGACAATCCAGTCCATTGTTACTTTTCGTTTAATCATAATTTTGCTTCGTAAAATAATAAATAGAGCTATAATGCAATCTCTTGCATCATAACTCTATTCTATACTATTTTGCGTCCCAAGTAAGGGACTGTTTTTCTAATCCACTAATCTAATCCACTAAGCCGAGTAACCAATCCGCCGATGTTGATAATGCCAGAGCTATTCGCTTAACATTGTACGCTGACGGTTGGCTTATCCCTGCTATGTAATTGTAGATGTTTGACCGGCTCACTCCGGACTTTCGCGCAAGGTCCGAAGGATACATATTCCGTTCGGTCATTGCTTGCTCAAGCCGCCGAGCAAAAGTTAAGTCGAAAGTTCTCATTTAATTATCGTCCTATCATAGCCTTGTACTTGTCGATGTGCTTTTGATAATTTCCGTTCGCCTTTGCTGTTTGAATTACTTGTTGAACCTGAGAAGGATTGCGTTCATAATCTTTTGCAATCTGTTTAACAGATTCACCCAAAAAATCATATTTGCAAAATAAAAACTCGGAAATATCGGTCAATGGTCTGAATGGTATTTTAGACTTTTTAGAGAGCGCTTTTTTTCTTTCCCTCGCTTTGGCTTTTTCACTGAGAATTTCTTTCCGGCAAATCGGACAGTATTTTGTTTTAGTGCAAAGTGTAATAACTTCAATTCCGCATCTTTGGCAAGTAATTGTTATTGGTTTAGTCGTCAATCCACTTCACGCTCCTCGTCAAGCATACCAAGTTCCTGCGCCAACGCAACAACAGCGGTTACAATCAAACGCAAATCCTTACCTTTGATGTCACACATATTAAAGCAAACATCGCCCTCATCGTTATCAAGTTTACCAAAATCAATAACAAGTCCCTTTGTAATCGTCTTGCTTTCATTGTTATCGTAATTAACGGTGATATTTTTAATGTCTTTCACTCTTCTACCTCACTTTCAAGCCAATGTCTTGTGCAGTCAATACAGCTGTTATTGAATCGCTTTTCCATAGGACAGCCAACATACGGTGTGCCGTACGGGCAACTGAAAAAAATCCATACAGCTCCGAGCCATTTTGTCAATTGACATCTGTTTGATTTTTTCAAAGTTTGTCATTGTGTTCACACCTCACCTCAACAATTCGTCTGTTGTGATGTTAAATAAATCCGCTACAGCTATTATGGTTTCGATATTAGGCTCAAATTTTCCCTGCTCATAGTAAGATATACTTGTTCTGCTCAAATAGAGTTTTTCACCCAACTCATCTTGCGTTAATCCATTTTCAAGTCTTAACGCTTTTAGCTTTTCTGAGAATGCCATTATTTTTCACCAATCCTCTCCGTCAAAACTTAATTGTCCGGGCAAAACACCATCCTGCATCCACCAGTGATAAACCTCAAGTCCATTAGCGTGTTGTGTAGCTTTGCCTCTTTGCTTTCTCACTTCAAGCATCTTGTCGAATGCTCTTATATACAAATTTCGGTACTTGGGATATCGTGCAAATTCCGCAAATCTCTTCTTACCTGCCATTGGACAGCCAATGCATCCAACACGGTCAAATCCACAACTGTATAACGGATTAAGATTAATGTGTTCTTGGTTGATGTACTCCCTAACATCACTATCCGACCAATCACAAATAGGGTTGAAGATTATCTTCCCTTGTAACTGACAATGCTCAACTATCTGCCTCTTATCGTCATTGTCATTGTTAAGGACAATTCTATTTGACAGATTAGAAGAATAAGTTTCGATTATTCCCTTCGACCGTCTTTTCGTGCTTTCGGCTCTTCGCACTCCTGTGGCAATAGCACGATTCTTACCGCCTGTTTCTTTCAGAATTGCACAACAATATCTTACTAACCTTGTGGGTGGAATACCTTTTTGCACTATCAGTGACCACATAGATGTCGGCTTGCCCTTGTATCTTGGCATATCAATGTTGCATTTTATTCCTTTAGATTCCAACTCCTTAAATTTATTGCGTATGTGGTAAACTGTTTCGGGAGCATCAGCCGTTGTGTGACTATGTTGAACCTCAAAGTCTATGCCTGATTTAATCGCTAAATCTAAAATAATGTCGCTGTCTTTACCTCCTGAATAACAAAGCATAAGCGGTTTATCATAGTAGCGTTTACTTATTTCTGCTCCGTCACAAAGTCGCATTATAGCACCCTTTTCTAAGTCCATTACTCTTCACCGTCCTCAATAGAAATAGGCTGATTCCAACATTCAATGCAACTATGATTCTTTTCACATTCGTCAGCACTTATCAATCCTAAACGATACGGACACCCAACTGTAGGTATCCCGTTATCATCAAGCAGAACATTCGGATAATTCTTCAAGAACTCTGTAAGAAATGTCTTTGGCGGATGTTCATCCGACCATTTCTGAACAACTTCGATTGCTTTTTCAGGATGATGCATTTCAAAAGTTGTACAGCTCATATCTTCAGATGTACCGTTGTTATCACTGCACAAAGGACAGTCACTACACTTAGTTTTACATACTTCATTCTTTGTTCTTTTTGTCATCTTCAACTTTTCGTTGAAGTAGTTTGTAGTTTTCGTACAATCAATCATTTTCTTCGTCTCCTTCAAAATTAACAACTTTTCCATTGTCGGTGTAATCTCGTTTGTCAAATTCAAGTTTCAGCTTGTCGATGATAACCCTGTCGATATGTTCCCAGAACACCTCGTCAGTGTCAGAGTGTTCAATTATTTCGGTCATAGACTTCAAAGCCTTTGCACATCTGTCCCTGCCAAAGCCGAAATCTTTATGCAAGGCAAATACAATAGTCTTAAAAATTCGCCTTGTCAGGTCATTGATTTCTTTGTCTTTGACTTTCTGATATTCCCTGTCTGCAAGGCGGTTAATCTCCGCCATAGCCTCCTTTTTCAGCTTAACAGGTATTCTCGCTTTCAATGCTTTCTCTCCTTTCGTCAATCTTATCAAGTGCAGTTACAATCAACGAGCTTTTTGCTTTGGTGTCCATAAGCTCTGCCTGATAGTAAAACCGACCCATTGTATTCCGTCTGATGATACAGCATTTCAGAATGTATTCTGCACCGTTATACAGCACAACTCTTTCAAGGTTGCGTTTAACTTCTGAGATATTCACAGTTCTTCCACCTTGATGTAAATACCCGAAACCTCTGCCCAAAACTTTTCACATATCTCACTTGCAACAAGTGCGTCATCAGACCAAAAGCCGAGAGCGGTCATACAGTCTTTTAGCATTTTTTGTAGATTGTCCGTGTCGGGCTTTGTTGTACGATATTCGCCGTCCTGATGTTTACCACGAGGGAAACACCACTTTGTTATCAATCTGACACCCGACTTGTACGGTTCTGACGGTTTAAACTTTGCTAAATGTGATGTGAGCTTTTCTCTTGCCTGTTTCACCTCGGGCGGATTGTAAAAAACAGGTTTGCCGTTTTTTACCATAACCTTATGTTCCTGTGCAGTTACGGTCGGCGGTATCATCGCCATAAAAAATTCCATTTTTAATATTTCACTCCTTTAAAGCATTAAAACTACTTTTGGTTTTTGAATTTTGCTTTTAGTCACAGGTCAGGGGAAGGAGTTGTTGTGCGTAAGCTTCGCACAACTACTTCACCCCTGTGACCTTTAGGGAACGGACACCGTTTATATATACGTAGTATATATACTTTTTCTTTCCCTCGGAAAATCTCGAGAAAAAAATCATTTTCCGTCATTTTCGGAAAGGGAATTTCTCGGGAAATTTTCCCTATTTTCCCTCACGGAAAGGGAATTTCTCGGGAAATTTTCCCTATTTTCCCTCACGGAAAGGGAAATTCTCGATAAAATTTTCCTTCCAAATTTGACGGAAAGGGAAAATTTATTCGACTTTTTCCTTTTCCTTTAATCCTGTTTTACCGCCGTCAATCCAAAATCCGCCGTGTTCTTTTAGTCGATTTCGGACTGTTTTTTCGGTAACTCCAAGATATGTAGCAATGTCATTTATATCTGCCTGACCGTTATTCTCTTCTGCCGTAAAGGCTGTCATAAGAGATTCCATGCGTCCTTTTTTGTTTTCCGATTTAGTATTTTTCTTACTGAAATTCTTTTTGTAAGGCGGGTTAAAATCGCCCTCAAAATTACAGTCTTTCAACACGCCTGTTGTATCTGATTTGTGTATCGGATAATCAAACCAAAGGTTAAGTGCATCAAATGCCGGAAACTCTCGCAGAGTACCCTCTATTCTCCACGCTGACATCCCTTTTACGGTTTTTTCGGCACGGGCAACATCTGACATCATCAGCTTAAAAGACTGTTCAGGAAGCGTTTTGCGTGCGATGTCAATCATATTATTTGCCATTACCAAATCGTCCTGCGAACACACTTCACTGATTTTGTTAAAGCGACCTATCCAGTCTTTGCAGATTTTACAGGTTCTTTCATCCTTTTGCTGCTTCATCAAATCTTCGCTGATTTCAAGCCTCGTAAGGTCAAGGAGTGCATCGGGGTCACGAGCGAAAACACCAGAGCCCGAAACTCTGTCCATTGACTTTTTACCGCCCTGAGCACCTTTTGAATGGTGGTGACAGTAGATTACCGCACAACCGATTTCGGTACACACCTTATCAAACTGGTTGCAAAAGTGTGCCATTTGGTCAGCACTGTTCTCATCACCTGTAATAACCTTGTATATCGGGTCAATCACAACAGCTATAAAGTTGCCTTTTAAAGCTCTGCGTATGAGCATAGGCGCTAACTTATCCATAGGCACGGACTTGCCACGCAAGTTCCAAATATCAATTCTGTTTAAGTTTTTTGGTTCAAGTCCTAATGCTTCATATACATCCTTGAATCTGTGAAAACAGGACGCACGGTCAAGTTCAAGGTTCACATACAAAACATTGCCCTGCGCACACTTAAAGCCGAACCATTCTGTTCCCTCGGCAATTGCAATACACAATTCAATCAGCCCGAACGATTTGCCGGCTTTAGAAGGTCCGCCGAGGAGCATTTTATGTCCCTGTCGCAATACTCCCTCAATCAGAGGCGGAGCAAGTTCAGGAGGATTTTCAAAAAAATCTGCGAGGTTCTCAAGATCGGGCAAGTCATCGTTAATGCTCTCCACCCAGTCTTTCCACTCGGCAAAGTCGGATTTACCGATATTGGTGTCAATGATAAACTGCTTTTTGCCGTTACGGATAACACCGGGCATACGGCTCAGCCTTGACGGATTGCGGTTCTGCTTGTCGATTTCAAAGCCGTTCTTATTGCACACATTGTAGAGATAATCAACTCTTTTGCGGTATTCGTCATAGTTTGCGGCATCAATCTTAACAATAGCGTGGACTGATTTTCCGCCCGAATAAACAAGCACCGCAACAGGCAGCTCAAGCTCTCTGATGATTGCATTTTGTTCTTCAAGAGCCATACAGTCAGATTCCACCAGAGCGTAACGATAATCGGTTACATTCTCGTTTTTAACACCCTTACCGTCCAATGGATTAAACCTTATCCACGCTCCTGCCTCGGGTTTGTAATCGCCGAATACATTTGAAATATCACCGTCACAATTGTTGAGGGCGGCAATAAGCTCACCTGCCGTACGGTCACAACTGCCCTTTGTAGGCAGATATTTAACCTTGCCGTTATCGTTCTTCTCCCAAGTTTCGGTTACATAGCCGACATTTTCGGAGCTGTCAAAGAGGGTTTCAAGGTAGGTTACAATTTCATTCACAGGATTCCAGTTTGCAGGCTCGTGAAACTTTACACCCTCACAGGCTGTTACTCCAATATCGCCCTGTTCAAAAGCAATTTCGTCATTCCAGCCGAGTTCTTTCGATTCACGAAAAGTCATCCCCCTGTCTTTAGCCATTTGGATTATCGTGCCTGCTGTGACAGGTGAAGCAGAGCCGTTAAAGCTCTGCCATTTCTTTTCGCACTCACCGTTGTGATAGCGGTTGTCTGCTCTGCTCCAATCGTCCCAGTCTTTTACGCTGTATCCCTCTTGTTTGAGTGCCATTCCGACATTTACCCAGTCTTGGTAGTCAAGCTCTGACGGACTGATGTATTCAAGTGCATTAAGTAAGTCCAACCGTATTCACCTCGCTTTGCGGTACATATGTTTTCGGGTTAATGTTTTTCGGAGTTCTCCAACCGTTTGCGGCAATCCTTGAAATCAAAGCTGACGCTTCGTCAAACTGCCATTTGCCCACGTGCTGAAAACCTCTGCTTTCAAGCATACGGATTTGTTTAGGTGTGGTTAAGCCCTCAATTCTTCGCTTTTCGAGCCTGTCAAGAATAAGTTTTGCTTTGCCGGCACTCTGAATTTCATCGGGGAATATTCCGAGCTTTTCAAGTTTTGCTTTCTGTTTGTCTGTAGGCGGAGAACACTCCCAGCCGAATGCAGGAACATATCCTGCAAGGTCCTGCGCCTGAATTGACATTTCGTACTGCAACGGATCTACAAGTTTGCGTTTGCGTGTTCGCATTTCCGCAAGCTGATTTGCAAGCGCTTCTTCACGCTGAGCAACAACATCTTCACTTGCTTTTTCCTCCGCTTCTTCAATGTCAATCGGACAGCCTGCCTGTTCCGATAAGTTTTCGGTCATCTTTTGTGCGACCTCTTCGTTATCGCAAATGAGATGTGCAGGTCTGCAAAGTTCGTGCCTTTCTGTGTGCCACAAAAAGTCGAGTAGCAAAAGCTCCGTCTTGTTTGGTGCAAGCCTTGTTCCTCTGCCGACCATTTGGCAGTAAAGCCCACGCACCTTTGTAGGTCTTAAAACGACAACGCAGTCAACACTTGGGCAGTCCCAACCCTCGGTTAAAAGCATTGAGTTGCACAGCACGTTGTACTTATCATTTTCAAAATCCTGCAATACTTCCGCTCTGTCTTCGCTGTTACCGTTGACCTCTGCCGCTTTAAAGCCTTTTTCGTTCAAAATGTCTTTAAATTTCTGCGATGTTTTTACAAGTGGTAAAAACACAACAGTTTTACGGTTCTTACAGTATTTTTTCATTTCTTCGGCAATCTGATAAAGATACGGATCAAGTGCCGTGTCAATATCACTTGCTTTAAAATCTCCTGCCTGTGTGGCAACTCCCGAAAGGTCAAGTGTAAGCGGTATTGTCACAGCTTTAATCGGTGACAGATATCCCTCTTTGATAGCCTTAGGGAGCGTGTACTCATACGCAAGCGAATCAAATACTGTTCCTAAATTTTTCATATCTCCTCGGTCGGGTGTTGCGGTAACACCCAACACTTTTGCATTGTCAAAATGCTCAAGCACACGCTGATAGCTGTCGCTGATTGAGTGATGTGCTTCATCAATAATGATTGTGTCGAAATAATCGCTGTCAAAGTTTGACAGCCTTTTCTCACGCATAAGCGTCTGTACAGAGCCTACAACAACCCTGTTCCACGAACCTATGCAACTTTGCTCGGCTTTTTCAACCGACGAATTAAGTCCTGTTGCTTTTTGGATTTTGTCCGCCGCTTGGTCGAGCAATTCTCCACGGTGGGCAAGTATCAGCACCCTGTCACCTCGACGGACACATTCTTCGGTGATTTTTGCAAAAACTATCGTCTTGCCACAGCCTGTAGGCAAGACAAGTAATGTTTTTAAATTGCCGCTTTCCCACTCGGAGAAAACGGCATTCTTCGCTTCATTCTGATACGGTCGTAACTGCATTAAAAGCTACCCGGTGTCCAGTTATTCGGCATCGCAGTATTTGGCGTTGCAGGCTGTGTGTTATACTGTGGCGGATATGTAGGCTGTACATACTGCTGAGGTGCAGGCTGTGCTACGGCAGGAGATACCGTTGTCACCTGCTCATCGTAGGCATAAAAATACTTGATGTCATTTGTTACGCCCTCTGTACCGTCATTCTTGACATATTTGCGTATGATAACCTGACATTTACCTTTCTTGCCGATAATGCCTGTCCAGTCCATACGGAGCGGTTCGCCGTGCTTTTTCATTGACACGGACAAAAAGAGCTGTGACAGCTTCCATTCAAGCGAGGAGTGCAGTACGAAATTAACTGTAATTTCTCGCTTGTCATCTGCTCCCCACACATCAAAAGTCACCTTTGCCATATTGCACGGCGGCAGTTTGCCTTTACCCTGTGAGCGAGCACGCTCAACCTTTGCTACTGTAAAATCATAATCATCCTCGGGGAGCGGTTCATAATTTCCGCCCTCTTCGGTTATTTCGTCGTTCCAACCAAATTCTCTATCCATTTATACATCTTCCTTTCTTATTAAAACGGTAAGTCACGGTTGCTCTGTATCACTTCGAATACCTTATTCCACGCTCCCACAAGGCAACCGTTAATAAATCGTGGGTCATAGTTTGTGATTGGTGTATCGTAAGGGTAGTGTCCCTGTGTAAACACCGCCTGTCTGATTTCGCTTTCATCAACACCGTTAGCTCTCATAAGGTCGGCAAGAGCTTTTGGTATGCCCTCGGGAATATTGACAGATTTATCATTCTGTATCTGAGGTGTTGACAGCGGAACAGGCTCGGGAACTTTTTCAATCTGCGTAGGTTGTGGCACAGGCTGTGTCGCAGGCTCTGCCTTAGGTGGTTGAGGTATCGGATTCTGCGAAACAGGACCGTTATTTACAGGTGCAACATCATTAAAAATATGGGCAATGCCTGCATAGCTAAAATCCATTTCTTCGGGCAGTCCGTGACGATTCTTTGCGTCCCAACAGGGATGATGAAGCGTGTGCATTACTCTCCCTCCGCCCTGCGCTTTGTACTTTCTGCCGTCTTTGTCGGTTGCTACCGCTACTGTTTTATAGTTTGCGAAAAGCACCATATCCGCCCATTCTTTTACAAGCGGAGAAATCTGTGAAGCAGTCTTTTTGCCGAGTTTAAGCTCCCAACGGTCATATTCACCGATTTCATCAGGCTGTGAAAACTTGCGGAGCTGTGCGTGTGCGGTGAGCACAACATTGATACCTCTGTCAATCAAATCTTCAAGGCTGTTCAAAAATCTGCCGAACTCCTCTTTTTCGTAAACATATCCGTTTCCGTAACCGAAATCCTCAATACCTTTTTTGCCGTACTTTGAGCAAATATCATCAATACAAAGCTGTTCTGCCCAGTCGATTGTGTCAATAACAACCGTCTTGCATACAGTCGGATTGCTTTTGATATATTCAAGCTGACTTTTGAGCATAGTCCACGATGTCGGCTTATCCATTCTCGCAACATCAAGGTTTTTTGTGCTGCCCTCCGTGTCGATAAACAGAGGGTTCGGAAACTGCGAAGCAAAAGTTGACTTGCCGATACCCTCGGGACCGTAAATTACAACCTTTTGAGCCGACTTGATTTTACCTCTTGTAATGTTCATTTATCTTACCCCCTGTACATCTGAAAAATTGATTTTATTGCCGTCAACATCAATGACAACATAGTCGATTGCGTAGTTGAGCAGTTCGTTTGTCAGATCCTGTATTGACTTGCCTGTCATACCTGCAATCAAAACAATTCTTGAATAGTTTTCAGGCATAATCTTGACCTTGGTATAACCGCAGGCAAGCTCTCTGTGCGGATTGCATTTGATTACACATTCGTTTGTATTTGTTTTTGCTGTTGTTTTAGCTGTAGTTCTTGTAGCCATAATTAAAACTCTCCTTCTGTCCAAGTCGGTGTTGTAACAGGTGCGGTTGTTTCGGACTTAATATAACCGTCCTCAATGATAATTGAACATTCATCACCGTTTGAAACTCTTGTTGCAATAGCCTGCAGTCCCTCTGATTCAAGCCATTTTGCAAAGTCTTTGAGTGTGTCGGTGTCCATTTGTTCGAGCTTGTCAAGCAAGACAAATCCGCATTCGGGATTGAGTTTGCGTACAATTGCCGTAGCGACACGAAGCTGTTCAGAACCGCTCATATTGTCCCACTTAAAACCGTTATATGTAAGCTCGCCCTTTTCAACCGATAAGCCGTCAAGGGGTAAATTTGCGTTGTTGAGCAAGTCATATTTTGTTTTGCGGATTTCTTCAAGCTGTGCTGTCATATCGGCGTACTTGCCGTAATATTCCTTTGCGTCCTCATCAGCTTTCGCTTTATCGAGGTTGGCTCTGACTTTGCGGTTAATTTCGTCAATCTCGGTAATGTTTCTTTCAAGCTCTGCCGTGCTTTCATCGTGCAGTTCGGCAACGGTCTTTCTGCTCTGTTCAAGCTGTGCAAGCACTTTTGTAAGTTCGGAATTGTATTTTCTCAAATCCTCGTTAAGCCTGTTGATTTCGCTCTGCAAATTGTTGGCACGGATTTCAAGGTCATCTTTTTCTGCTCTCAGACGGTTATTTTCACCGTTGCGTGCAAGAATTTCCTGCTGTTTATTGATAAGTTCAGAGGCTGATACAGGTTCATTCGGCACGCCTTCGTATTCGGGCATTTCGGCGGCAAACTTTTTCTTTTGGTCTGCAATCTGACCGATAGCACGACGCTCGTTATACACCTGTGTTTCCTGCGTTTCAAGTTCATAAACTCTGTTGCCTACACCGATAATCTGCAGGAGCGTGTCAGCCTTTTCCTTGCCGGTTGCATTCATAAATTTCGGCAGGTCAAGAGCAAAGTTACTGACAAATGCGTCAAGCAAAGCCTGTCCGCCTTTGTTGCCTGCGGTGTCAATTACTTTAAGACTGCTGTTCTTACCGCTACGCTCCACAACAATACCGTTTGAGAGCTTGATTTTAAGATGTGGCGGAATCGTTGAACCCTCACGGTACGGAGCAGACGGAGCGAAACGATTACCGCCGAGAGCCCACGCAATTGCGTCAAGAACAGATGTCTTGCCCTGTCCGTTTTTACCGCCCAACACGGTAAGTCCGTTTTCGGTCGGTTCATAAGCAACCGCCTTTACTCTTTTTACATTTTCGATTTCAAAAGCTGATATTTTTACTGACATATTAAAGTCCTCCTTGACAATTCGCTTAAAATTGTCTATCATTTAATTAAGGTATTTTTCTTTGTCCGTTGAGGCTTTGCAGAGCTTCAGCGGATTTTTTCTTTTTTTCTTTGAAGTATTGCATATTTTTTTCGCGCTTGATATAGGCGAGCTGACCTGCAATCGCTACAAAAGTCAGCGCTTTTTCGTTCAAAAAAATCTTTTCCGCAACGCTTACAATGTTGTACGGGTATTCTTTTAAACGATGTGCAACTGTCGCAATCTTTTTCGCATGCAATACAGCCTTTGATATTGCTCCAATTCAAGCACATATCCTTCTGCCAATATTCACTGTATTCCTCATCAACATTTGAGTTCGTTTTTGCAACACAAAGTAAATCTCCTGCGATGATTGATAGCAATAGATTAGCTTTGTTTTTTTCTTCGTCCGACATAAGTCGCTTGTATTTTAACGGCTTGTCAGGCGTTCCGTCTCCAAAGTTTCCGTTGCCTATGTAATTTCGCACTTTATCAAGATTTTCCGTGAGATACTTATCGAACACACGTCCTCTGATAGCCTTAACTGATCGACCGATTCTGTCGGATATTTCTTCATATTTGCTTCCGCATTTAATCATTTCACCAAGTAAAGTGTATTCAGATTCAGCCCATTTTTGATGGTTATCAGCTTTTACAGGACGGTATTTGATATTTAGGTCATTAATTCTGCGCTGTATAGCTCCTTCGCTACGGCACAATATTTGTGATAGTTCTTTGTAACCATACTTTTGCTTTATAAGCAATTCTTTGAGAAGGTTATCTTCTCTGCTTGTCCATGGAGTTGCTTTGATAAAACTGTTCCTTAATATGTCTGCCTCTCGTTTTTGGTTTACCCAATCAGGCTCAGGTCCTAATTGATATCTTCCAAATTTCGAAAAATCTAAAAAATATTGATTTTTCTCTGCCCACATCCAAAATTCATCTATGTAAACAACGATGAAATTTGTTTTTGAACTTCTTGAAATGTTGTGAGTAGGCAGATTCCTATTTTTTACCCACGATGTTTTTAGATAACTGGCAGAAGTGTTTGGACAAATGAGTTTATAAAGATTGCTTATTGTGATGTATCTATAGCCATTAGCCAAGAAAGGTCCTAAGTTTAACTTACCGGCTTTTAGCTTGATTGCACATTCAGATCTATCAAGGTGTTTTGTTATACTTGACATATTAACATTACCCCAAGCAGAAATAAGATAATCTATTTCATCGGCCGTCCATGTTTTATTTAGCCTCGACATTTACTGACCCCCACACATTCAAAGCCGAAGGATTCGGATTCAGGCGTTTCAAGGGCTTTGAGCTTGCGTTTTAGCTCTCGGTTTTCGTGACGATAACCGCTTGACGCTGTTTTTTCGAGTGCAAGGTCTGTTCTTGCATTTCTCAGTTCAATGCTGAGATGTCTGTTCTCTGCTCTGAGGTTTTCAACATCTTTGAGCAGCTTTCTTTTTGTCGGGTAATTTCTTAACCGCATTTGTTACACTCCTTTCGCAATAATAACATTACATCTTGTGGCGTAGTCTATGAGCCGTTCGAGCGGAATGTTATACGACCATTTACCGCCTTTGAACAGGCAAGCCGTGCCTATCGGCAGTCTCTGTTCACGCAGTCCGTTATAAACGAACTCGGGAGTAATGTCGAGATACTGTGCGGCAACTTTGGGCGGTACATTCTTGTATGGCTCACCTGTTTTCGGATTGATAAGGATTTTGTCAATCATTTTTTCTTACCTCCTATTTTATTTTTTCAACCTTGACGCCTTCCTGAATGTCAATTCTCGGCAGGGCAAATTCAATGCACATTCTCGCAAGCTGTGAGATGTAAATTCCTGTCTTGTCCGAAATCTCATTAAGCTCCTTGAGCGTGTCATTATCGACAACCGCTCTGATTGTGTTGCCCTCTTTAGGTGTCAATGGCTTTACGATTGGTACAATCAATCTGTCTGACATATAAACTCCTCCTAAAAATAAATGTTGGTTTGTTGCTGAATTTAACGGATAGCTCCTGCTTTGATAAGCATTGCTGCAATCAGCAGAAGTAAGCTAATTGCGTTGAGAATAAACACTACAAACATTAAAAACTTGTTCAATTTTCATTCTCCTTTGCCCACTTAATCAGATCCATAATTTGAGCGTCGTGCTTATCAAGGTAGCTGTCTATTGTTTTATACAAATGGGCGGCTACTATTTTTATTGCTAATACTGCTGAAACAAAAGCTGTGCAAAGCATTAGCAGTCCTAAGATTATTATTACTTCCGTCTTTCTTCACCTCCTAAGCTGATTTCTGCTGTTCGGCTATCTGCTTGCCCACGACCATTCCTTTCATCATTGCGAAAGCAACAGCCTTTTCTTCATCTGTCATATCAATCAAGATTTTCGCAAGTTCTGCGCCGATTGACTTGATGTCCATCTCCTGTTTATCTGTCATTGTTTTCACCTCCTCATTGACTTGTTGTATATATTGTAATCCTTTTTTCTTGACTTGTCAATATATTTTTAAAACTTTTTTAAAAATAAATATTGACTTGTTGTATAATTTGTTTTATAATAATAAGCGAAGAGAGGTGACAACACAATGACCATTAATGATAGATTAAAGGTTGTACGCACAAATTTAGGACTATCTCAGCAAAAATTTGCAGATAAACTTGGTATGAGTTGTAATTTTATAAATTTATGTGAAAACGGAAAAAGGGAATTGTCCGAAAGAACTATAAAGGATATCGGAGCTGTTTTTAATGTAAACCTCGAATGGCTCAAAACAGGCGAGGGAGAGATGTTTGACGAAGAAAGTGAAGATGTCGTGATTGATGCTCTTAGAGCAGAGTATGACCTTGATGAAATCGACATTGACATTATTCGTACATATATAAGTATGGCTCCGCTTGAGCGGCAAGTTTTTAAAAACTTTATTAAAGGAGTTTCGGACAAAAATAAAGGGGAGCGTTAAGCTCCCCTGTGACCGTTCAAATTACGGCGATATATAATTTTAATGAATTTCAGTATAGCCACTAAGGCTTTGTGATTTTCGATTGATTCTATGTATTCAATTATTTCTTGCCGGATTGCTGTGTTCTTTTTCATGAATTAATTTCCTTTCATTCATAAGATTTGGACGAAATTCCTATAATTAAATTATAGAAACTTTGTTCGACAATTTCAAGTGGTAAATGCTGGCAATATATTACAAAGTCCCATAGAACGGACTTTGCAACCAAAAATAAAAAAGGCCGCTCACAGCTGGCACTATGAGCGGTCAAAAATAGGGATGAAAAGGCGCTAACCTCTTCAATATTATTTTAATATACGATATATATTTTGTCAATATATATATCAAAAGAGGAGGATTTATAATGAAATGCCAAAAATGCGGTGCTGAGATTCCTGCCGGCTCAAAATTTTGCAATGAGTGCGGAACAAAGATTGAACAGGTTGCTCTGTTTAAAGACGACGAATCTAAAAACACAGAACCCTGCAAGTGTGAAAGTTGCGGTAACATCATACCGAATAATTCAGTATTTTGCCCGATATGCCATACATATCAAAAAAACAAATTCAAACCCACAAGCGAGACAGAAAAATCACCTGACAAAAAGCCTATATATCGCACTCCACATTTTTACATTGCTTTGCTGATAGCTTTGATATTGACCGCCACTGCGGTAACTGCCATTTCGCAATGTAGCAACCAACCTGATATTCAAGAACCGGTAACAACTTCTACCAATCAAAACTCTAACGATACCTCAGAAACCGATTTGTTTGAGTGGTATGATATAACTCCTTTTTCTATTGATATTCCTAAAGAGTGGACGCATAAAGCTCATGACGGTTACCATTATTTTTACGACCCTGACGGAAACAGGCTGTATATAAGTTCATCTCAATCGAATATTTCACCATCTCAATTTACCTCAGGCTATGTAGACAGCTTTCTTGATGGCTTTGCAAATTCGTTTGATGACTTTGAAGAAATAAGCAGAACTACAACTCATATAGATGACTTTCTCGCTTATCGTGTAATAGCAAATTTGGAATTATCCGGAGATAAGTATTACGGCACAATGTATGTGTGGGTGACGAAGAATTATTTGTGTTGTATGCTTTTCACAACCGAAGGCGATGAGCAATCTGAAGAATTTGATTTTTATGAAGACATCATTGTTAATTCTATAATAACATATTCGTCAAAAGATGTTCGTTCACCTGAAGAAGATTCAGCAGAAAAAGCTACTGAACCCGAAACAGAACCGCCTACCGAAAAACCTACAGAGCTTAAAGATACTTTAACCGAGCTTTATTCAGATAGCGACATAGCCGTTTATTACAGCGATACGGAGCAGGCTCCTTATTCGGATGAAGAAGTTGATGTTCATTTTTATATAAAAAATAAAATGGATAAATCTATAACCGTACAAGCCGACACCGTCATCTTAGACGGAAGAAGCTACAACAAGTTAGTCTGTAGCGCTCCGATTTCAGCACACAGCGAGGGCATGATTGAAGTCAGTGTGAAAGATTGTAAAAACTTCAATCCATCAACCGTAGGAGCTGATTTAATATATTTCGATACAGATACCTATGATAATGACGTTAAAATGAACCTTGTCAGCAAGAAAGTAAAATAAAATAAAAAAATCCGCCCTACCCTGCGCCAACAGGATAGAGCGGAAACCACTACACAAGGGTGCAATGGTACTAATCAAGCAATAATATTGTACCACATCCCTGTGAAAATTACAACATTTTACAGGGGATTTTTGCGCCCGTTTTTAGGAGCGTTAAAATGAAAAAATGTATAAACCGACGGTGTAACCGAGAACTACAGGACGATTTTGTGTATTGTCCGTATTGCGGTAAAAATCAAACCGATAAACCCAAACGACAGCCAAAGAGAGCAAACGGCACAGGCTCTATTTATTATCGCAAAGATAGCAAGACAAAGCCGTGGTATGTCGCCTCAACAATAACAGGCAAGCGTGTTTATGTTGGAGGATTTGCAACACGAACAGAAGCTGTCAAAGCTCTAACAGACTATGAATCAGCCCCCACAAGCAACATTAACATTACATTTGCACAACTGCGAGAGCGCTGGCTAAAAACTAAAGCATATCAAAAATTGAGCGACGATACCAAGAGTTCTTACAATGCCGCTTGGGTTAAACTACGATCGTTATACAACCGTAAATTTAGAGATTTAAAAACTTTCGACTTTCAGGCGATTGTAGATTATTACGAAAATCCACATCATGAAGAAGGCGCCGGAGGCAAGCTAAAATATCTTCTGCCAAACGGAAAAGGTACATACAAAATGACCGACACTCCTAAGATGTGTGACGGTCTGAAATTTTCGGCATTGCACAAAATCAAGGTATTTTTGACCAAGATATACAAGTACGCTTTGGAGCAAGACATAGTAGCCAAGAATTATGCCGAGTTTATAGAGCTCCCTGAAGCCGAAGAAGTCAATGCTACAAGGTTCACGGAAGTACAATTAGAGTTAATCCGGCAAAACATAGGGCGAGTACCGTATGCAGATTACGCATACATTATGTGTTATCTCAACTTTAGAGTGTCAGAATTTTTGACACTCACGATCGAGCAATATCATGTCAGCGAACAAGGCATACCTTATTTTATTGCTGGCATAAAATCAGAGGCAGGCAAAAACAGACTGATTCCTATACATCCAAAAATACAAAAAATGGTGACCAACTGTATAAATCATCACGGTGAAACTATCTTCTGCCGACTTGGCGAGGATTTCGGCAAGCCGATGAATAAAGATTATTTTTTAAAATTCTGTTTTCGCCCCGCAATGCAGGCTATGGGTTTAGGAAATGAGTTTACTCCACATAGTTGCCGCCGAACTTTTTCAACGAGAATGTCAGCGGCAGGCGCAAGGGAAGAGGACATCATCGCACTTATGGGACACGCAGAATACAAAACCGATATCAACCATTACATTATTCAAGAGCTTGACACACTTTATGACGCTGTAAAAAAGCTCGCATAA